GCTAGGACCTGGCCCTCCTGATAAGGAGGCGGAATGATTTGGGGGACTGATCGATGCCGATTTTCCAGCAAGGCGCACTGAACACGACGGCGTTGGTGGTGCCCGATCTGTATGTGCAGATCGTCGCACCGCAAAATCTGGTGCTCAATGGGTTGCCTACGAATGTCATCGGTATGGTCGGGACCGCGCCATGGGGGCCGGTCGGAAAACCGGTGGTGGTCGGGACCATGGCGGATTATGCGCGGTATTTCGGGCCGGTGATTGCGCGGAAATACGACATGGGAACGGCCGTGGCGTGCGCAGTGCAGCAAGGTGCGAGCGCGTTTCTGTGCGTGCGGGTGAGTGACGGGACGGATGTGGCGGCGAGTTACGCGATCGGGGCTTCGGCCGGGGCGTTCGCGGCGCAACTGACGGCGCGTTATACTGGGTCGCTGGGCAACAGTCTGACGCTGACCATCGGTGCTGCGCCGCAGGCCGGTTGCTGGCGCCTGACAGTGGCGTTGCCGGGCGTGGTGCCGGAACTGTTCGATAATATTCCGGCGCCTACGCCCGCAGCGTTCTGGGCGAACCTTGTCGCCGCGGTGAACCAGGGTAATGGATCGCTGCGAGGGCCGTCGCAGCTTGTGGCGGCAACATTGGGATCGGCGACGACGGTCGTGGTGATCGCGATCACGGCGCAGGCCCTGGCGGGGGGCACCGATGGTGCGTCCGCGGTGACGTCGGCGAATTTGGTGGGACAGGATACGGTGCCTCGTCTGGGCATGTACGCGTTGCGCGGGCAGGGCTGTAGCATCGGTATGCTGGCCGATGCGGATGATCCGACGCAATGGACCGCGCAGTCGGGCTTTGGTCTGTCCGAGGGCGTGTATATGGTTCTGGTTGGGCCGGCTGGGCAGACCATTGCCGATGCAGTGATGACCAAACAGCAGGCAGGGCTCGATTCCTATGCTGCCAAGCTGATGTTTGGCGACTGGATTTACTGGAACGATCAGGCCAACGGCGTGACCCGGCTCGTTTCGCCACAGGGGTTTGTGGCGGGACGGCTGGGCAATCTTTCGCCTGAACAGTCGAGCTTGAACAAGCCATTGTATAATGTGGTGGGCACGCAGATGTCGGGGCTTCCGGGAAGCGGGCAGACGTCGACTTACAGCGACGCGGAATTGACCGTGCTGTTCGAGGCCGGCATCGATGTGGTGAGCAATCCGCAGCCGGGCGGCGCGTATTGGGGGGTTCGTTGCGGCCATAATTCCAGCTCCAATCAGGCGACTAACGGCGACAATTATACGCGGCTGACGAATTATATTGCGGCCACCTTGGCGGCCGGCATGGGACTGTTCGTGGGCCAGGTGATCAACGCCAGCCTGTTTCAGCAAATTCGTTCGACGCAACTGAGCTATTTGCAGGGTTTGCTGAGCCAGGGGGTGCTTGGGAGCGTGGATGGGTCACCGCCTTTCAGCGTGATTTGCGACTTGAGCAACAACCCGCTGAGTCGGACGAGCCTTGGGTATGTGCAGAGCGATGCGCAGGTTAAATTCCAGGGCATCAACGAGAAATTCATCGTTAATGTCGAGGGCGGTCAGACGGTTGTTGTCCAGAGCCAGGTGCTGCCGCCTTCGTGAATCGGGCTGGGTCTGACCGATCGTACGTGCCTGGTGTTCCCATCCCACCCCGGCCCTCCCCCACCGGGGGGAGGGAGAAGATGTTTGGAGTTGAACAATGCCGATCAATTCATTCTCCATCGGGCGCGATTGCCAGCTTGTGGTCATGGGGCCGCAAGGGCGCGTCGATCTGACGTATGTGACTGGGTTTGAGAGCCGGCAGATAACGCATTCGGTGCGGCTCGACCGGCTTGATGGCGTGCCGATGGGTGCGGAACTTCCTAAAGGCTGGGAAGGAAGTTTTGAAGTGGATCGGGGTACCAGCGCGGTCGACGACTTTATTGCGATATCAGAGCAGACTTTCCTCAGCCAGGGATCGTTGCCCGCGGGGACCGTCTATCAGTACGTGACGGAGGTGGATGGATCGACATCCACCTATCAGTACAGCGGTGTCGTGTTCAAGCTGGTGAATGCGGGAAGCTGGAAAGGTGATGCCAGCGTCAAGCAGAAGCTTGAATTCTTCGCGACGCAGCGGCAGCGCATCTGATGGATACGCCAAGCAGCAGGATTGTCGCGGCGGCGCTCACCCAGACTCTGGTGCGGGATGCGGACGGGCGTGAGCTGGCGTTGCGGCGGATGAGCGCGCTGGACCGGTTGCGGCTGTTCAAGGCGGTAGGGCCGCAACTGGCGCAGAATACGCCTTACCTGGGTATGGCGATGCTTGCAGCCTCGGTTTGCGCCATCGATGGGGTGCCGGTGCCTCCGCCGGTGACGGAGGGGCAGGTGGAGGCTTTGGTCTCCCGGCTTGGCGATGCAGGGATTGCAGCTGCGGCCAGTGTCTTTGCCGAGGAGACGGTGCCTGCCATGGGGAGTGCCGCGCTGGGAAACTGAGTGGGCACCCCGATCTGGTGGATCCGCTCTACCTGGTGCGGAACGGGGTGCCGTTCGATGTCGCGTTCTCCCTGCCTGCCGATGAGCGGCAGGCGTGGATTGTGGCGATGGGCCGGCTTGACGGGCTGGAATATGATTTTGCGGAGGCACGATGGACGAGAGGCTGAAGGATGCCTTGGCCTCCGCAGGCGAGGTGCTGGCGGAGGCAATGCGCGCCGGGCTGGGCGCACGCGGCCTGCCGGGCAATGTGAGCATGCGCCTGCGGGACGGTCGCGTGCATGTGGTGAGTTCATCCGCGGCGGTGCGCGACGTGGAACTCGGTGCGCCAGGTCGGCCGCCGGCGGGCGTGCTCGAGGGCATCGGCCGGGCAGCGGCGCCGCAGGTTGCGGCCGCGCTAGCGGACGCGCTGCGGGGGCGGAGTGCATGACCGAGGCGTTTGAAATTGGCATTTCTCTGGCGCTGGCCGATGGGGTTTCGGAGGGCATCGCGAAAGCGCAGAGGGATGCCGATGCGGTAACGCGTACGGTGGGTGCGGGTGCACTGTCGGTACAGCGGCTACAGAAGGCTGGGGTTGCGGCGCTGACGATCATGCATTCTGTGCGGGGGTTAGCCGGCAGCGTCAATCCGGCGGAATTGGCGCAGGGCAAGGCCGCGCCGGCACCTGTGACGGGCTCTGCCGTGCAGGGCGAGGACGGCACGGCGCCGCTTGAACGCGCGCCGTTGCCGGCGGCGGCACCACTGGTGCAGCGGTCGGCATTGGTCATCGTGCCACAGGCTGGTGGGTTGGTGTCGGCGGGCGCAAGCTCGGCCGACGGAACCTTGCATGCGCCTGAGGAGCGCATGGAGGTAATCCATGCGTTTCGGTTGGACGGGGCGCCGGTGCCGGTTCGGCAGCAGCCTGCCGTGCCGGCAATGGATCAGCCGGGGCAGGCCAGGGCAGAGCCTGAAACCTCGTCAGCGGCGCCGCTACGTGAGCAGGCGATTGTGGGATCGACAGGTCAGGCCGAGCAGGCCGGCGCAGCGCCACCCGGCCCGGTTGCCGCGCCGATGGCTCGTGCGATTGGCGGTGCGACAGATGGCGGCTGCTCAGGAACCTCGGCGATTTCCAGGCGCCCGGGCGTCCGGCGCTTGGGGCTTCGGCTGGACTTGCATGGCGGCCAGCGGCCGGATGCCTCGTCCGTTGCGGCAGTTGAGGCGGCCGGCGGCGGGTCACCGCCGCCGGCCGCCGACGTGCCGTCGGCGTCGGCCATGATGCAATCGGCGCCGGTGGCGACGGGCATGATCGATGTGCCGCAGCCGCGATCGGCGGCGCAGGATAGTCCGGCGCGCGGCAGCGCGGCGGTGCCGGAGGCGGCCGAGGGCTCGGGCAGTGGGTCCGCAGGCGGCCCGGGCGGTCCGACGGAAGGCGACGTGTTTCTGGACGGCACGCTGGTTGGGCGGTGGATGTCCCGTCATCTGAGCCGAGAGGCCGGCCGTGCCTCGGTCGGGCCGACAGGATTTGATCAGCGGCGCAATGCGCTGCTGCCAGGGGCGACGGTGGGGGGATGATGGTCGTCTTGCAACTCGGCCCGGTGACACTTCAAGGTTTTGAGGTGCCCGGGCGCGTGGTGTTCGGGGGTGCGCAGTCGCTGGCGGTGCATAAGCTGCCTGGTGGTGTGCGCGTCATCGACGCCATGGGTCGGGACGACGCGGATATTGCGTGGTCGGGCGTGATCTCCGGCGCGGACGCCAGCGCCCGCGCCGCCATGCTCGACGCCATGCGTGCAGCGGGAGACGTTCTGCCGCTGAACTGGGATCAGTTCTTCTACAGCGTGGTGATTGCGCGCCTGCAACTGGATTACACGAGCCCATGGTGGATTGAATACAGGATCACCTGCAAGGTGTTGCTTGATGAGGCGCAGGCGGATGCGGCTCTCGTGGTCTCCGCAGCGGGCGAGATTGCCGCCGATCTCGCCAGTGCGGGCGCTTATGTTGACGTGACGGCGGCAGTGGCGGCGACTAGTGCCACGGGTGCACTCACATCCGGCACCGCTGCGGCCGCGGGTGCGGCTGCCAGCCTCAGTGCCGTGCAGGGCACAATTTCCCAAAATATTGCCAGCGCTGAGACCGGACTCGCTGCGAGCGATCTGGCGACTGCGGTGAGTGCATCGGGAACGCTAGCGCAATTATGCTCTGCTCAAGCCTATGTCGGACGGGCTGTGGCGAATTTGGCGGAGGCCGTCTGATGCGCGTTATTACTGTGGTTGGAGGCAATTTGTTTCAGGTGGCATCCGTGTATCTTGGCGATGCGACGCAGTGGGTGCGTATCGCGGCAGCCAACGGCATATTGGATCCGTTCCTTCAAGGTCTGGTGACATTGTCCATCCCCGACGTTGATCCGTCAGCCGGAGGTGGCATTGGTCAGCAGTAGCGCTCGCTCGCCGGCTGTTGCCATCAGTGTCAATGGCGTGGCGGTGGGTGGCGTCATCGAGGCCGAGGTTGCGAGCAATAGCCACCTCGCGGCAAACCGGTTCCGGCTTCGGTTGGCGCTCGATGTATCGGGGGCCGCGATCTGGTCATCCAACCCGTTGCAGATCGCCATACAGTTCGGAGTGAATGGCGCCTCGATGCCGATGATTTTGGGACAAGCGGATTTTGTTGAAATCGACCCCATCCGTGGTGAGGTGAGCGTAGATGGCCGGGACCTGACCGCCCTGTTCATCGAGGCTCGGACGCAGGAGACGTTTCAGAACCAGACAGCAAGCGATATCGTCACTTCGCTGGCCACGCGGCAGGGGCTTGTGGCCAACGTAACCCCAACCTCCGGTCCCGTTGGGAGGAACTTTCAGAGTCAGCATGCCCGGACGACATTGGACCAGCATGGGCGGTTTACAACCGAGTGGGATTTGCTGACGCGTCTTGCAGACCAGGAGGGTTTTGACATCTGGGTCGATCAGCAGGTTTTGAATTTCATGCCTCCTGCTGCGAGCGGGACTGTGGCTTTGACGCCGGGTGACTGCGTATCCATGCGCCTGGAGCGGACACTCAGCCTGGAGGGGACGCTATCCGTTGCGGTGAGGAGTTGGGATTGCCGAGGCCAGACTTCGATTTCGCAAACGGCGACGCTGGGCGGCGGGGTAGGCGGTGTCCCGGATTACGTGATCGTGCGGCCGAACGTGACCGCTGACGTGGCCCAGAGCATTGCTCAGCGGGTGCTGGGCGAGATGGCGCAGCATGCCTTGTGCGTGGATCTCGAGCTGCCGGGCGAGTTGACGATGCAGCCGCGGATGGGACTGGCGCTATCGGATACCGGAACGGACTTCGATGGACTCTACGTTATTTCCGATGTTGAGCGGCGGATGTCGTTCGGGCACGGGTTTACACAGCATGTGAGGGCGAGGGTGCCGGCGTGGATAGCTTCCTCAATCTGATCAAGGCCCATGCGTCGCGGCTGGATCAGGGATGGGCGCAGCCTCGCCTGGCTGTTGTGACCTCGGTCGATGCGACGTCCGCAACCGTGAGGGTTCAGATTCAGCCGGAGGGCGTGCTGTCCGGCTGGCTGCCTGTGGCCGCGACTTGGGTGGGGAATGGCTGGGGGCTGGCGTGTCCGCCTTCGCCTGGCGACCAGGTTGTTGTCATTTGGCAAGAAGGTGATGCGGAGCACGGCATCGTGGTAGGGCGTTTGTGGTCGAATACCACGCCGCCGCCGGGGGCGGCCAGCGGCGAATTGTGGCTGGTACATCGGTCGGGGAGTTTTCTCAAGCTTCTCAATGATGGGTCGATTGCGAGTTCTGCGCCGTCATGGAACCACACCGGGGACTTGCATGTGAGCGGCGATGTGTACGACGGCGAGGGGGCATTGTCGCGGTTGCGTGGGCATTACAACCAGCATGTGCATCCGCCTTCGGGGACAACGCCTACGCCGACGGATTGATCGGCAAGTAAGAAAGTTCTTTTTTGAAGAAAGAACCAAAAAACTTTTGACAATGGCGTACGTCTCGCCGGATAGACCGGCGACAGCCATCAAAAAGTCTTTTGCTTCTTTTCTTCAGAAAAGAATACTTTCTTCGATGATATACTCATAGCTGGACTTGAAACGCGGGGGCCGGGATGCAGGATGCGAGCCTGGTTTGGGGCGCTGATCTGTCCGCGAGCTCGACGGGCGACATTGCGCTGGCTGCGGATACGATGCTTGGCCAGCAGCGGGTTTTGCGGCGGCTGCTGACCAATCCAGGCGATTATATATGGCAGCTTGATTATGGCGCGGGGCTTGCGCGGTTTGTCGGCACGCCCGTAGACGTTTTGGCGATCCGTGCGGCCATCCGCAGCCAGATTTTTAAGGAGTCCGCCGTGTCGCGCACGCCGGAGCCGCTGATCGATGTGCAGAGTTCTGCCGACGGGAGCGTGATTGTGCAAATTCGTTATGTCGACTCGACGCTCGGTACGACGCAGGTGCTGTCGTTCCAGGTAGGCGCCTGAGATGCTCCTGCCGCTCAGCGGTTTTTCTACCCTGGTACAGCAGATGGCTGCTGCCGTGCAGGGTGGGGCGCAGCAGCTTATCGATTTGTCGGTGGGCAGCGTGCTGCGCGCGTTGCTGGAGGCGAGTGCGTCTATAGCACTGTGGATCCAGTGGCTGATCCTGCAAGTGCTGTCCATGACGCGTGCATCGACGAGCAATGGGCCGGATCTGGATAGCTGGATGGCGGATTTTTCGTTGGTACGGTTGCCCGGAGCGTCTGCCAACGGCATCGTGACCTTTGCACGCTACACCATTGGTCTGAACGCTTTCGTGCCGGTTGGCACAGTGGTTCGGACGGTGGATGGTACGCAGAGTTTTGCCGTCGTGGCTAGCGCGTCGAGCACGGTGGTGAATGGTGTAACGGGGTATAGCCTGCCGGCACAGCTTGCCTCGGTTGATGTGCCCGTGCAGGCGCTCGTGGCGGGAAGTACCGGTAACGTGCTTTCTGGTGCCATCGGTTTGCTCAATTCGGCGATCGCAGGCGTCGATACGGTGAACAACGCGGCTGCCTTTGTGGGTGGTCTCGATCCCGAGAGCGACGCAGCACTACGCTTGCGTTTCCAGGCCTATATCAACAGCCTGCCGCTGGCCACCAGGCTTGCCGTGAGCAATGCTATTCTGGCCGTGCAGCAAGGTTTGCGTTACAGCATTGTGGAAAATCAGGATGGATCGGGCAATGCGTTGCCGGGGCATTTTGTGGTGACGGTCGATGACGGCACTGGCAATCCAGCTGCTACGTTGATCAGTGAGGTGCAGGCGGCTGTCGAGCAGGTTCGGCCGCTTGGCACGACCTATGCGGTGACACCGCCGGTGGTCGTGCTCGTGACGGTGAGCATGAGTTTGGAGACGTCCAACCCGTTGACGAAGCCGGCGGTTGCCGCTTCGGCGCAGCAGGCCGTGCTAGCGTGGATTGCAGGGCTCCCGATGGGGGGTACGCTGGCGATCTCCAAGCTGGACTCGCTGGGGCATGTTGCTGACTCCTCTGTTGTCAGTGTTGTCGGCACGACGATCAACGGCGGGACGGCCGATGTTGCGGCGCCGGTGAATGGTGTGATCATTGCGGCTTCGGTTGTGGTGAACTGACATGATCGGCGATTCCGAGGACATGGCTGCGCGCATGCAGGCGGTGCTGCCGGCACGCTGGTTTGGCGATACGTCGCCGTTGCTGCAAGCCGTGTTGCTGGGCTTGGGAACATGTTGGGCGGCAATCTACGGCCTGGTCCAGACGGTGCAGGCGCAGGCGCGCATTGCTACTGCGAGCGGTGGATTTCTGGATCTTATCAGCACGGATTTCTTTGGCGCGGCGCTGCCGCGACGCAATGCCGAGGCTGACGGGCTGTTCAGGACCCGTATCAGTCAGGAATTGTTGCGTCCGCGTGCGACACGCGAGGCTTTGATGTTGGCCCTTACTGAGCTTACTGGCCGGCCGCCGCGAGTGTTTGAACCGGCGCGCCCAGGCGATACCGGCGGTTATTGTCTTGGCGGGCTCTGCTATGGCGGCCAGACCGTTCTGGACGGCTCCAATATCTCCGTTACGGGGGCGGGAGGATGGGGATCGCTAGCGCTGCCCTATCAGGTTTTTGTCACCGCCTACCGACCCATCGGTGGCGGGATCGCCTTGCTGGCAGGGTATGGCACGGGTGGGCTGCAATATTATGGCGACCTTTCGATGTTGAGCACTGTGGTGAGCGACGCCGAGATCCAGACGACCGTTACTAAACTGCTGCCAGCCGCCAGTATCGCGTGGATGAATATCGAGAACTGAGGCCTTTTGGCCTCAATCCAAACGTCATGGATTTTGTCCGTCGGTCGTTTGTGAGTGGCGCGCACGTTGGGTCGTGGTGGGTTGCCCAAGAGCAACCCACTCTACGGCCGCAGGTCTTTTCCGAACGCTTTGGCGTGAATTCTTTGTGAGAGGCACTGGCATCGTGGACAGACAGATCGTCTATCCCGGCGGAATACCGCTGGATACGGATTTGCTCAGCACAGAACGCAATATCATGGTGGCGATCGGCTATCTGGCACAGGCGACGCTGGGAACAAACATTGTTGCCGACGGGCTTGTGTGTGTGCCAACGGAGCCGCAATCGATGTCGGTTGTGGTGGGGGCAGGCAGCATCACGCAGTTTGGTGTGGTGGATACGACGTCCTTCGGGTCGCTTGCTGCCGAGTCGCTTCCGCTGGTCCGCATGGGGGTAAGCCTGTCGCCGGCGAGTTTTACGACCACGGCGCCAACGGTGCCGGGTCAGGCGATCAATTATCTGGTCGAGGCGAGCCTTCTGGAGGTCGATGCGACCCCGGTGGTGCTGCCTTACTACAATGCGAGCAATCCCGCGCAGCCCTATAGCGGTCCTGCCAATAGCGGCACGGCGCAGAATACGCAGCGGCTGCAGCAAGTGCAGTTGCAGTTGAAGGCAGGCCCGCCTGGACCCGCGGGGGAACAGGAGACGCCGTCAGTCGATGCCGGCTGGGCGGGGCTTTATATCATTAGCGTGAATTACGGCCAGACCAGCATTGCCGCCGGGAACATCGTGCCGATTGCAGCGGCGCCGTTCGTGACGTGGAAGCTGCCACAATTGTCGCCAGGCACGCGCAATCTCGCGGCCTTTACGCCGGCTAACCAGGGTGTTTGGACGGCGCCGGCCGGTGTGCAAGCGGTGCGCTTGCGGATCTGGGGTGGCGGCGGGTCGGGTGGTGCCGGGTTCGGCACCGCGGGCGGGGGCGGTGCTGGCGGCGGCTACTGTGAAGGGTTCTTTCCTGTCGCACCTGGCCAGGCTTTTGAGGTGACCGTCGGAAACGGTGGTGCCGGAGCCGGAACGAGCGGCGGCTCTTCAAGCTTTGGCGGTCTGGCCACCGCGACCGGCGGCGCCGCTGGGGGAGACGGCAGTTCCACCATTGGCGGCAGCGGCGGCACGCCTGGAGGGAATGGGTCGGGGGGGCCGCTGTCGCTGACAGGTGGCTTCGGTGGGGCGGCGTTCCAGGCAGGCAGCGACTGGGTGAGCGGCAGCGGCGGCGGCGGCTATGGCGGCGCGGGCGCACCTGGTGCTGTGGGGGCTACCTCCGCGACGATCAACGGCAATGGCGGAACGTCTCCTGGCGGGGGCGGCTCCGGCGGTGCCGGCGGCGGGCTTGGCGGGCAGGGCGGTGCCGGCCTGGTTCTCGTGGAGTGGTGACGGTGCCGTTTGCTTGATGGCGGTCAACGGCTGAGGGAGGCGGCGATGGGGACACCTGCCAATATCACATGGTTACCGAGCACGGCCCGGCTCATCGTGCTGGACGGGTTTGGCATGATTCCGCGGGGCACGCTGCAGGTGGCGCCGCAGCCGCTGGCTTGGCCGGTCAAGGATCCTTCCGATCTGCTCGATTATGTCTTCGACGTGTCGGAGGCATTGGCGGGTAATGAGGGTGATTCGATTGCAACGCTGGACGTGCAGATATCACCGGCCAATCCCGGAGATCT